TCTGGCGCAAGATTGTGGATGTCTTATCTGGATAGAGATGATGATGTCTTGCGTTATCAGGGTCTAGCTTTTAGTTGGATAGGCTTTGACGAACTGACACAATGGTCCACACCATATGCATGGAATTACATGCGTTCTCGTTTACGGTCCACTGCACCAGATTTGCCTATCTATATGAGGGCAACTACAAACCCCGGAGGAAGAGGTCACGCTTGGGTTAAGAAAATGTTTATCGACCCAGCACCATATGATACAACCTTTGAGGCTACAGACAGTGAAACAGGAGAAGTACTACGCTATCCAGCAGGACATAGCAAGGCAGGAAAGTCTTTATTCAAGCGTAGGTTCATACCAGCTAGACTCTCTGACAATCCTTACCTTGCGGAAGCAGGAGATTACGAGGCTATGCTCCTCTCGCTCCCAGAGCAGCAGCGTAGGCAACTCCTTGATGGTGACTGGGATATTAAAGAAGGCGCGGCCTTTACTGAGTTTGACCGTAGCATTCATGTTGTTGAGCCTTTCGATATACCTAATAATTGGGTTAAGTTTAGGGCTTGCGACTATGGTTACGGCAGTAAGTCTGGCGTTGTTTGGTTTGCTGTTGCGCCTAATGAACAACTTATTGTATATAGAGAACTCTACGTTTCTAAAGTTCTTGCCGCAGATTTGGCAGATATGATATTAGAAGTTGAAGCTGGGGATGGAACTATTAAATATGGTGTATTGGATAGTTCTCTTTGGCATAAGCGTGGTGACACTGGCCCTAGCCTTGCAGAGCAGATGGTAAGTAGGGGATGCCGTTGGCGACCATCAGATAGAAGCCGTGGTAGTCGTGTAGCAGGTAAGAACGAGATACACAGACGTTTGCAGGTAGATGATTTTACAGAGGAGCCTAGACTTGTTTTCTTTAATTCTTGTACAAACACAATCTCCCAACTACCAGCCATACCGTTGGACAAAAAGAATCCAGAAGACATTGACACGAATAGTGAAGACCACTTGTACGATGCTTTGAGGTATGGTATAATGTCAAGACCACGGTTCAGTATCTTTGACTACGACCCAAGAGGCACACCCAGTACGGGTATGCGAGTAGCAGATAGTACCTTCGGATATTAAGGAAAAAAATATGAACGATGATGAAATTAATATTGAAGATGATGCTATTGCATTAGAAGACACAGATGATTCTGTTGTTGATGATGCTGAACTATCTTCAATTATTCCCTTTATCAATGAGAAGTATCAACGCTCAGAAGATTATCGTGAACAAGATGAAGACCGTTGGCTTCGCGCCTATCGTAACTATCGCGGTTTATATGGGCCTGATGTACAGTTTACGGAAGCGGAAAAGTCTCGTGTCTTCATTAAAGTAACTAAAACTAAAACACTTGCTGCCTACGGTCAGATGATAGATGTTTTATTTGCTAATCAAAAATTCCCTTTATCTGTTGACCCTACCTCTTTACCAGAAGGTGTAGTAGAGTCTGTTAACTTTGACCCTCAAGAACCAGAACAGCTACAGGGTGATACTTCTTTGTCTAGTCCTTACGGCTTTAAGGGTGACGGAAATGATTTATCTCCGGGTGCTACCTTACAGACACTGCAAGATAAGTTAGGTTCTCTTGGTGATAAGCTAGACCCAGTTTCGGATAAGTTAAAAGAAGGTCCGGGTAAAACACCAACTGCAATTACTTTTAGTCCCGCTATGATTGCAGCTAAGAAGATGCAGAAGAAAATACACGACCAACTAGAAGAGTCTGGCGCAAGTAAGCACATGCGTAACTCAACATTTGAGATGGCGTTATTTGGTACAGGTGTAATGAAGGGGCCATTTGCTATTGATAAAGAGTATCCTAACTGGGATGACGAAGGTAATTATGACCCACTCTTTAAAACAGTACCGCAGATACAACACGTATCTGTCTGGAACTTTTATCCAGACCCAGATGCTAGTAACATGGACGATGCTCAGTATGTAATTGAACGTCACAAGATGTCACGTACACAACTACGTTCTTTAAAGAAGCGTCCATACTTCCGTGGTCAAGTTATTGATGAAGTTATTGCTATTGGTGAAAACTACACAAAAAAGTATTGGGAAGATGACCTATCTGACTACGCACCTGAAAGTGCTATTGACCGCTTTGAAGTACTAGAGTATTGGGGTACTGTTGATAATACTATGCTGGAAGACCAAGACATTACTATTCCAGATGAATTAAAAGACTTTGATGAACTACAGGCTAATGTTTGGATTTGTAATGGCAAACTTATTCGTATGGTTCTTAATCCATTCAAGCCTAGTAAGATACCCTATCACTCTGCTCCATACGAACTAAACCCTTACTCATTCTTTGGCGTGGGTATTGCAGAGAACATGGACGATACGCAGACCCTGATGAATGGCTTCATGCGTATGGCTGTTGATAACGCTGTACTGTCTGGCAATTTAATTATGGAACTAGATGAAACTAATCTAGTACCGGGTCAAGACTTGTCACTGTATCCGGGCAAGGTATTCCGTAGACAGGGCGGCGCACCGGGTCAGGCTATCTTCGGTACTAAGTTTCCAAATGTGTCACAAGAGAACATGATGTTGTTTGATAAGGCACGTCAGCTATCTGATGAGTCCACAGGAATGCCTAGCTTCGCGCATGGGCAGACAGGTGTATCTGGTGTGGGTAGGACTGCCTCTGGCATCTCCATGCTCATGGGTGCGGCTGCAGGGGGCATTAAAACGGTAATCAAGAATATAGACGATTACTTACTACGCCCAATCGGAGAAGGTTTCTTCCGGTTTAACATGCAGTTTGACTTTGACCCTGCAATTAAAGGAGACTTAGAAGTTAAGGCACGTGGTACAGAAAGCCTTATGGCTAACGAAGTACGTAGCCAACGCTTGATGCAGTTCTTACAGATTGCAAGTAATCCAGCACTTGCACCCTTTGCTAAGTTCCAATATGTAATCAGTGAGATTGCTACCTCATTAGACTTAGACCCCGACAAAGTAACTAACAATATGGATGAAGCTGCTCTGCAAGCAGAGATTATGAAACAGTTTCAAGCCCCAGCCCCAGTGCCGGGTCAAGCGGGTGCGCCAGCAGGTGCTAACGCAATGGACCCTACAGGAGCAGGTGGCGGTAATATAGGCATGGGACAAGTTCCTACACCGGGAGAACAAGGATTTAGTGCAAATGGACAAGAAGCAAATACTCAGCAGCCTCAAGCCGCTGGTGGGCAACAGCCACCACTGGGAAGCGTTCAGTAACTATCTGGACCTCACTATTGAGCAACACCATAAAGTGCTTGAGCAGTCTGACGATACAATACTAATGCACAGACAGCAGGGTGCTATTATGGCATTACGTAAACTTAAAATGCTACGGGATGAGGTAAATGGCAACAGTTGAAGAACAAATGGGTGCATTTAAACCCCTTGACGTTTTAACTACAGATACATTTGGTAGTAGACAAGAACCCCTACCAGATATGAATGCTCCTGAATATAAAGATATGCGTTCAAAATTTGTGGAAGACGTTGTGAAAGGTTCTATTACTTCTCCTATTACTGCTACTGCAGATATGGTAGAACTGGGTGCAGCGGCACCTGCTTTATCAGAAGAAATGCAATCACTGTTTCCTACTTACACTGTTTTAGAAAAAGGATTTAATGATTTAAAAGAGGCGGGTTTAAATAGAGAAACAGCTACAGAACTTATTAAAAAAACTACAGGTATAGAATTAGGAGAAACTGCAGGAGAATTTACAGGAGAATTAATAGGTCTTCCTGTAGTTGCAGCTACGAATATTCTAGCAAAAACAGTACAGGCAGCAAGAAAATATGGGCCTGATGCAATAAACTATATAAGTACTGTTGCAGATGATGCACGTGATGTTTTTCGCACAGCCGCAGGTGGTGATGATTTTGATGGTATGGCTCCTGCAGTAGCAGGTAGAACTAGTCAAACAACAACCCCTACTATAAAAACAAATTTACCTGATACTTCTGTATCACCTTCTATGATTGGTGTAAGTACACCTAGAGGACAACGAGCAGTAAAAGATTATGAAGATTTAAAAGGTTACAGACCGGATATTTCAGAGGAAGAACTTTTTGCTCAAGTAGGTGTATGGAAAGGGGCTGATAATAAATATAGAACTGAGTTAAGCACTATTGATGCAGAATTAAATTATGAAGGTTTGCAAAAATTAAAAGATAATGGTGAGGTTGAACTAAAAGAATTACTAGACTTCGATACTCTTTTTGATTCCTACAATGAACAGTATTATGATAATTTAAATTTAGATTTTGTAACACCTCAAAGTTTAGATAAATTAAAAATTAAAGTTACTGACAATCCTGAACTTTTAGGAGGGTATAATAAACCTGAGTATGGCTTTTCTGTATCAAATGAGTATGATGTAGGGCAAGAGTATATAGAGTTAAAATTAAAAGATGTAACAGATGATGGTATACTGAGTACACTTCTTCACGAAGTTCAACATGCGATACAAGCAAGAGAAGGATTTGCTAAAGGTTCTAACACTCGTATGTTTTATCCTGATGTTACAGAAGCTGCTGGTTTTGGTCGCCTTAATTTTGAAAACTATCAAGAAGAGATAGCTAGACTTAATAAAAGTATAGATTCTCCAATGCGGTTATTTAAAAAAAGAGAAGAGATTGCAAGTAACTTAGGTAGAAAAGTAGAAGCACGACCAGCTATAGATATTCCTGTAACAAGAAGAGCAGAGTTACTAAATGATAATAGTAAGTTTAGTTTAGATGAACGTGTTCTTATAGATACTGTTATACCGGATATATTACTTAGACGTTTAAGTGATAAACAGTCAGCTTCTAAAAAACTTAATGACCCTCTTACTAGTTCTTTATCTGTAGACGATTATAAAATAACTAAAGAGGATGTAGTAGAACACTTAGAAGATTTTTCAAATAGTTTATTTTTTAAAATGGACTACTTTGATACTAAAAAATTTGATGCACCTTTAGAAAAAGCTTTTGCATCTACTTTGTCTGACAAACAAATGAAAACTTTTTTAGACTCTGCAGAAAATTTGTTATCGAATGAAAATATGTCTCCTACTGACTTGCGTTTTATTTTTGATAATGAAATATACAATAAAAATAGACTAGAAAAACTTGAAATTGTTATACCAAAAAGGGCTGAATTAGAATACCGCCGTACATATGGAGAGTTAGAAGCATCTTTAATTGAAAAACGATTAAAGCGCAGGAAACAACTGAACGCTGAAACAGACATGACAAGGGCTGAAATAGAACAACAGATGTCTGAGGAGTTTCCTCCTTTAGGTATGGAAATTAAAAAGTCTATTGCTCAAGTTAATCCAGAATTTATGGAAGGTCTAATTGTAAACCAAGGTAGGGTAACTGTACCACCAGAAAAATCAATAATATCTGAAGTCGATGTGCTGGCTAGTAAATCTATAGATGAAAGCGTGGATACTATAACTGCTGCAGGTTTAACTCCCGAAAGCACAGCTAAGTGGCGTGATGCTAATACTACATCAGAAGAGTTTAAAAAAAGATTAAAGGGCAGAAACCCTATACTGATAGAATTAGCAGAGGCTCTTAAAAATAAAGAAATTACTGCCTCAGAATACCGTGAAGCGGCAGATGCTTTTAGACCTATTCGCACAGTGAAAGATGTTCCTATACCAGCAACTACAACAGAAGTTGTATCTGCACTAGGAAAAAAAAGTGAAAAGGGTGTATTGGGTGTAAATAGAACTATCCCTGATGGAGATATAATAACTGCACGACTAGATATTAATGCATATACGGACTACGATGTTTGGATTCCTACACTAACACACCCTGAAAAGAAAACTATGTATTCTCCTACCGTAGTTTTACGTGATGTGTCTTTTATACAACCACAAGATAGTGCTGTGGGCAAGGCATTAAATGTTGCTACAGGCAAGACTAAAGCACCTTTTGCTGTAATGAAAGGTAGCTATCGCAGCATGTCAGATAAAGATGCCTTTGAATATGCAAAGCAAGCATTTAATGATGATGCTTATACACAGCTAGGTTATGACCCAACAAGACGTGGGTTTTTTTATGATAGAAAAACAGGAGAGCCAGTATTAAATGCTGAAGAAATTGTTCAGGTAGGTCATTTAGTATTAGCAAAAAATGCAATTAAAGGTAATGCAGAAAATTTTGCATTTAACAAAGGTGGAGCAGTCCCAATGAAAGAACAAATGAGCATGTTTGAAGATGGTGGTCTTATGGACGAGGGTGGTTCGATAGACCCCGTGTCAGGCAATGATGTCCCACCCGGCTCTACACAAGAAGAAGTGAGAGATGATATTCCTGCACAGCTAAGTGAAGGAGAGTTTGTATTTCCTGCAGATGTAGTGCGCTTTATTGGTCTAAGTAATCTTATGAAGATACGCCAAGAAGCTAAGATGGGCCTAAAGCAAATGGATGCTATGGGTCAGATGGGTAATAGTGATGAAGCTACTATGCCAGATGATTTACCTTTTGATTTAAATGACCTTGACATGGAAGATGATGGGGAGTATAATGATACCCAAGAGTTTGCAGTAGGTGGTATGCCTACTCCTAATACTAATACAGGAGTATACTATACACCTGCCGCAGCACAGGGTACAACAGGCGTTACTGCGCCACAGCCTGTGCAAGCAGCATCTTCTCAGTATGTAGCACCACAGCAACAGGCTGTCCCTACTACTGCCACTACAGCAACACCTACATATGAGTCATTTATTAAACCAGTAGAAGGTTCAGCACCAGAAATTAGAGAGTATATTAATACCAAGACTGGTGAGAAGATGTCTATTACCTTTGTTAACAATCAACCTACTGTAGCAATACCACCTGATTTTGTGCCAGCATCTGAGTATGTTGCACCTGAAACTGTGGCAAGCCAGACATCCAGAGTAAAGTCCACTAAACAGATAACCGATGAACCAGCAGGACGAGAAGAGATAGAAAAAGAAGAAGCCATGTATGGTCCCGGTGGTGGTAGAGTATCTTTAGGTGGTAATGTTAGTGACGGTAGAGTAAGTGGTGCCACACAGTTTGGTGTTAGCTTCAGTGGTCTAGGTGGCCTACCCGGTGTAGGTGGTGCGGCTATGACAGGTTTATCATTGGCAACAGGCAAACCTATTCCAGAGGATGCTCGTGCTACTATTACACGGGATGGCGTATCTGTTACTATATCCGGTACGGACTACAATAAAATGAAGTCTGAAAAATTCCGTGGTAAAACCAGTGATTCTATAATGGATAAATGGCAGCAAGAGAAAAATAAGGTAACCTACGCTGAACAGATAGCAAAAGAAAAAGACTTGCGTGAATATAAACGACAAGCACTAGAAGAACTAGCTGCTAAATCTGCAGAAGAAATAAAAGCAGAGAAAGCAGAACAAGACAGGCAAATGAGAGAAGCCTTTGGTAAAGAAAGGGTAGCTGACCCATCCGGCGATGGTGCAGGTGGTAGTATGGATACTAGTTTTGATACTTCTGGCGAAGATGAAACTGGACCCGGAGATTTCAGTTATGGAAGCGCAGATGATTTTGAATCAGATTTAGGTTAAGTAACCTAATGAAGCGAAGTGGACTAGCTTCTAAATAATAAGTCCACATAAACTGAATGGCTACC